TCAATTTTGTCTGAAGTATTAAATACGGTTGTGGTTACAGGGTTAGTCATGCCAGTACCAATTTCATCACTGTAAAGTGTTGCCTCCGTGGTACTTCCTGCGGTTAATACCTGATAGGTTATATCAGCAGTCTGAGAGGTATACCCACCAGATGCAGTGCTAAAACCTTCGTCAGAATATATATTTATTTCATAATGGTAGTATCCTGCAAATGCAGGGGGGACTATCATTATAAGCCCTACAAAAAAGGCTATAATTAGAAAAAGTTTTTTCATTATTAAAGTCCTCCTATAATAATTATCTAAAAATGTTTATGTTCCAGTAGGCCCAGGGGGGGTCTTGAACTTTGCCATAGCCGCATCCAACGGAGTACCGACATAACTGAGATAATCAGTTCCGGTAGTCCCGTTGTCTTCGTCAATGTTATTGCAAATTGCCTTAACTGCCTTCCAGAGATCATATATGGCTCTCACCGTATCTCCCTGGTTTATCCCTGTAGCCCCGTAAGACGCTTGTAATATTTTGAAATCAGGATCTATGTCCGCCATCGTTTATTCTCCTTATGCGCCCACAAGCATTTTTAACCCGATGTCATCCGCGAGAGATTCATCGCCCCGTTTCAGGAAATGCCTTTCAAAGAGACGTTTCAAGTCCCTGTAATATCCTTCCTTGACTCCTACCACCTTATACATAGGGTTTCCGGTTCCTTGCCCATCCTGTCCTTTAATCTGACGTATCCTGGAAAAAGCCTTGTTGGATTTTTTATCAACCATCTTTTCATACATCAAACCTGCCTGGTGGCCTCTGTCTAATACAAGGCAGCACCTCTCAATACGTTTGTTATTGTGCATGTAAAAACGGTCAAATGTATAACCCCATCGCCTTCTCTGGTACATAATAGTCGGACTATGAACAGACTGATGGTCTTGAACCACACTTCCTAAATACTGCATAATCTGGTCGGGGGCTATTTTCACTTCCTTTGCCCTTACCCTCACCACTCTCATTTTGCCAGTCTCAGGATCTCTCCCTACGCACCGTTCTATGAACGGCCCAAGGTGACTCTCAGAAGCTTCAGGATTTTCAACAAGCATTACATCAAGAGTATTTATCATACTGCCTATATTGTATTCTTCTTGCGTTAAATACTCTATATCCTGACTCTCAGGTGGTATCGGTGGCACACTGCTCATTCTTTCCTTTATAATAGCAGGCGCACCACTAATTCCTTGCGGGTCACTTTGTTCATTTATAATCTTTTGGTCAGTTTTATCATCTTCTGCAATATCGCTTTTTTCCGGCTTCACTACTTTTTCTTCCTGACCGCTACCAAGACTGTTATCCTTTCGTGGCCTTCCCATTCTGTTATTACCACTGATATTTTTTGCCATCGTTTATTCTCCTTAGCTTACGTTAGTTCTTGCCGATCTATAGGCAACAACGGAAAAGTCCTTACTGTTAAAACTGGATTTAGCTTCACCCTTGATAATTCCAACGGCTATACCAAACTGATTGTCAAAATCGAAAAGTTTTTCGACCCATCGTAAGTACCCATTCTTGCCCTTGGTCCTGTAACCACCGACTCCTATAATAACCGCCTGCTTTCCAAGCAGATAGGATTCAGCACCGTGAACATCGGAACTTGCACCCCATCCTGAAAAGATAGTGCAGTTATCGTGGTCATGTAGAATCATACCGTCCCAATCAATAAGAGAACCGGCGAATAAGGGGTTACTATCCCCTTGTCTGGCTGCTTCTCTTGTGACCTGCTGATACACAGCATCATTTATTTTCAGGTCATAAGACACGTGGTCATGCATAACACCGAGATAACGATACACGGTTTTCTGCCCCGCCTTTGCTATCTTAATTGGCGGTATTTTAGGGTTAGCTGTTGACTTGGCATAGGTGTGAACCTTAGACCAGTCAGAAAGCGTCATAAGGTCAGTTGCCACGACTGTTCCTGTACCTGCCCTGCTATTGACATAAAAGATTTTGGTACATGAAGATGCAATAGCGGTGAAAATATCTTCGTCTCTTTTTTCCCGCATCCAGTCGCCAAGACCATCACGAATCTCAGTTGGCAGATTATATTCCACCGCCTGTACAGTTTCTTCACCCGCATAACGCCCGGCATTTCTAAGCTGGCTAATTGTCCAACTCATTGAGTGAAAGTCCGGTGCTTCTTCATTTTCCTCTAAAAGTTCATCGTTAATTACCCCTTCACTATCGAAGGGCATGATTAAACCTTCCGTCATCTGATAACCGGCTTTCTTGTTGAAATCAGTTTTCAGTTGGAATATATTATTGCTCCCCTCGCCAGTATAAGGAGCGCAGAATTGGTCTCTCTGGTGGGTATGCCACAGGTCTTTTGCCCATCTTTCGACCCTGTGAGCATCGTTGATACCAGCGGTAAAATGAATTAATCCCATATCGTTTTCCTCCTATAAGGAAAGAAACTGCATTTAGCCAATAAGTCCTTTTCGGTCTAAGATTTTTTCAGCCTCGGCCCGTGGTGTGTTCCAATCAAGTTCAGCTTTCTCAGCTTGTGTAGTAGTCATTCTCGGTTTCGTTGGGGCTTTTGGCTTCTTGTTAAGATCATCAAAGACTTTCTGTGTGGCCTCTTGAGTTCCTTTCTTAATGTTTTCAGGCGCTTTCTTGCCTAACCCATACTCGTAAGCTGCTTTCTGAGGGAACGGCTGTTGTTGAAAATATCTGAGTAAACCCTGATTTTTGACCCCAACTATTTTCCCTGAAGGGTCGTGGGTAAAAACCTCGTCCCATGTTGTTTTCACAACATCGTCAAAATCAGGATGCACACTTTTAACAACCGCTTCCTGTAACGCCGTTAAATTGGCATTTAGCCTATTTACATACGGCATTACCGCTTGTTGCGCTTCGTCCTTTGCCTTACTTGCATGGTGGCTGATATACTGCGCCATTTGTGTTTGATTTTCCCAAGCTTCAGGTTCAGTAATATCCTGTTGTTCGGGAGCCTTTGGAGCCGGTGGCTGTGTTCCAGGAGGCATAGTTTGTTGACCTGCCTGAGAAGTCGTTGCCAAAAGCTCGTTATATTGAGTCTCATAAAACCCAGCCCGCTTTTCCGAATCTGATATTTTTATTTCCATCTCTCTAAGCCTGCCCTCCTGTGCATCATCCGCAGGGGGGGTTACTTCTTCTTCAGGCTTACTTGGAGGGGCTACTGTTTTATCTTCCTCAACCTTTGCCTCGCCAGTAGGTTCCGTTCCCTCTACAGGTTCCGGTATCACTGGTGGTACTTCTTTTCCTGCGACATCCCATTCATTAGTTCCAGCTTCCTCAACCTGGTTGCTCTCAGGGGCCTGTTGCCCCTCTAACTGGGTGCTCTCAGGAGCTTGTGATGTCTCTTCTGCCATTGTCTTTCTCCTCTGTTACAATTAATAAAAAAAAAGGCCGTTGACAGTGCGCTATGCACTACCAACGGCCTTATCTGATGCTCGTTTGGTTATTTAATTATTCTATTTTGGTACTACTTATTCTTTTCTTTCCACTTTATTCACATTGTATAATTAAATTTCATCTTACTCTCTGCGTCCCGCTTTTTTGTATCTTCATATAAACCCCAAAACGTCAAGCATAACCATACAATCCATGCTCGAAAGAACCAACCAGTTGTTATATTCATGGAGAAGATAGCAAAGCTTAATACAAACATTAGGATAAGATGTAGGGTTATGCAGACCCATTGTCCATAAGGTGTTAAAGTGTGGCTATTTGTTTTAATGATTTTTTTCATTTATTCCCCATCAACCTTAATCGATAGTTCTATTTTTATCTTCCCCAAGTTGGGGCGGTTTTCCTTCGTAACCTCATACCAAACCTTTTCTCTCTTACACAGGCTTTCAATCATTTCTTGAATTTTGATAGCTTGTGTTTTAGTCATGGGTAATTTCTATCTTCATGTTCATAAATTTGCGATATTCTACCTGTTCCTTTTTGGTTTCATCCAAGGCTTTTTCTTGGGCTTTCTTTTTATCCTCTGTAAATCTTTCACCTTCATCTTTAGTATATGGTTTAGATAGACTCAAATCTTTTGATAAAGCGTCCATAGTAAACCGTTCGTTACGTGGAACGAACTTATCATCACGTATCAAAATAAGGTGATGAAGATTGAAAGGTGCGCCCTTTGCATCATTTATGCGATACCTTAACTGTTTTTCATCTATCGCTATTAATTCAAGGTCAGCTTTGTAAAAAACTTTCTTTTCCTTTTTCATTGTTATTCTCCAATATTTAAAATTAATGTAATATCAATCTGGGCGGGAAACCTCTCACTACACCGCCAACCGCCCATACTTTTCCACCAAACTTTGGAGCATGTAATATGCCCTCAACGTCCATATAATCCATCTTTGCAAAAGACTGAGCCCTCTTATTATTAAACTCCACTATCGCATCCAAGGCTTTCTGCATAAAAGGATAAAGGTTGTTATCCTCTACTTCACTTTCCAGATTTTCCCAGTTCTTTTTAGTGTATCCTGTGGTGTCCGGGAACTCTCCATAATTATCCGGTATATGAAACCAGTATACCTTACTAAACATTTCCTTAATTTCATTGTTCTCTATTTCAGACAATAATCTTTGTGGCCCCACAAAGGCTATTGAAGAACTTAATACTTCCCTGGTATCGTGTTTAAGACCCGCACTTGCTTCCATTATCTATCCTATTTTCATGTTCTGTTATATATCTTAATACAGTTGTATGTCTTGATTCATTAGCCCATTTTGTCTCTACCGCATTGAGTATTTCTTCATATAGATTATAAACTTCTTGTGCTAAAAGAGGAGCAGAACATTTAGAGACATTTAATTTACTTCTCAATACCGTTATTTCCTGTATAGCCTCTGTAACACAAGATGCCACATAAAAATGACTGTGTTCGGTTGTCGCCTGTTTCTGTAAATCTAATAGTTTATCAATAATATCCATAATGACTCCGTGTTAAAAAATACTCTATTAGCTGACTGTATTATTAGCAGCGATAACTAATATCCTACAACCATTTGAGGTTTCAAATGATTCATGATCATTATTACCCTTTTCATCCTTCTCCACTGCGTCAGCATATTCACGTAGAGCAGTTGGTACAGCAGCGGAAAAATTATCTCTTTCT